AATTGGCGCACTCGAAGTCTCTAATCTTCTTCATTGTTTATCCTCCAAACCATTACACATACTCAACAGTTGAGCTTCTAATTTAATATTACGGCACTTTCTGCGCCATACGTCGTACCTAATACCCCAGTGTTTGCAGGCATCCCAAACCGTCCAGCCTTTGCTATGAATTATCGATGTAAATTTATCTTTCATAAGCCACACTCAGAGCAGGATGATTTTATAGAATTAACTAAAGCCTCAATATGGAATCTATCTCTATGTGAAGCGCGCAACATATCATTGAAAAGGTCAATTATTTCAAGCGCCGCAATCCCATTGACTATACTAGATGTAATGTCATTTCTTTGCATCGCCTTTGTTAGTAGCAAATTTAACTTTTTATTCAATTCATCAATTTCAGATTGCTCTTGCTCTACCCGTTCAATTAAATATTTTTTATCCATTGCACACCTCAAATAATATGAAAACACATAGGCAAATTGCCCATATACCGAACCATAACTCATAGTGTTAAAATAGTAAACTTAAATATTAGTGCCAAGCACTCAACACTTACCCAAAGGGTTTAACATGTTAAACGGATTAGATAAAATTGACTTGACCGCACCTGATGCAATGGAACAGATAAACGCATTGGCTAGTGGATTAATCAACAAGAAAACAGAGCTTGAAGAAAAGCTTTCAAGAACAAAGGTTACGGCTAACGAAAATCAGTCGGCAGTTGAAAAGCTCGCAGCACTTGAAGCACTTCAAGAGCAAAAAGAGCTAGAGAATAAACAGAATTACGATCAAGCGTTGTCGTTAAACGCTGATAAGTACACCAAACAAATAAATGAGCTATCTGAAAAGGTTGGCTTATTTGAGCAGAAAGAGCGCAGCACGTTAATTGGTACAAGTCTCTCAGAGGCATTGACCGAGGCCCGTGTTAATCCACTGCATTCTGAGTACGTTACATCGTATTTCAAGCAGCAAGCGCAACTGATAGACGGCAAAGTCGTAATCGGGGATAAATCGCTAAGTGATGCAATCAAGGAATGGTCTGATACAGATCAAGGTAAGGCGGTGCGGTTAGCGCCCGAAAACGTAGGAGGCAACTCCAAAGGAAGTACACAAGTTTCTGGTTCAGGCAAAAACATGTCGGCAGAAGAACAGCGTGCTTTCGATATTAATAAACGATTTAATAAGTGAGTAATAAATAATGGCTTTAGCTAATATGCAGGTTTATAACGATGAGATTGTAGGAAATACAATCGAGTTACTAGGGCAGAAAATTGATATGTTCAATGCTGCTTCGGGCGGTTCTATTTTGTTAAACTCTGCGACTTTTCGCGGTGATTTCTCAAAAGAATCATTCTTTAATCAAATAGCAAGCGCACAACGTCGTGTTGATCGCTACGCAAGCAATGACGCACAAGCATCAACCGCACTGGCACAAGGTGAAATGGTTGGCGTTAAAGTCGCTGGTGGTTTCGGTCCGGTATTGTTTGAGCCTGCTCAAATGACATACTTGCAAGAAGACCCTGGAAGTGCAATTACTGCAATATCAACTGGTTTTGCTGATGCACTACTGGCCGATCAACTAAACACCGCTGTAGGTTGTGCTGTTGCCGCTGTTGAAAACATAGCTGCATTGGTTAACGATGTATCTGGTTCTGCTGGCGTAACTCAAGGCGGGCTAAACAACTCACATCGTAAGTTCGGCGATATGAGTTCTATTCTTGCCGCTGATGTTATGACGGGTGATGTCTATCATCGCTTAGTAGATGAAGCTATCACGAATGGTAACCGCCTATTCTTATCAACTAATGTTCAAGTTGTGGATGTTCTTGGTAAGCTGGTTATTATTTCTGATATCCCTGCATTGTTCACAGCCGGTACGCCTAACAAAGACAAAGTATTGTCTGTTACGGCTGGTGGTATTATCGTGGATAATTCAAGCGATATTGTTTCCAATATGGAAACTACCAACGGCAAAAAGCGCATTGAAACCACTTGGCAATCTGACTATACCTTCGGCGTTAAGCTTAAAGGTTATGCGTGGGACGTTGCTAATGGCGGCGCTTCACCTACTGATGCTGAATTGTTTACTGGCACCAACTGGGATAAAGCCGTTACAGAGAACAAGCACACGCTTGGTACTTTGTTAATTGGTAGCGCAGACGTTTAATTAGTATTGGGGTCTAGAACGGCCCCTTTTATTTTGAGGTTGTTATGCAAATAAAATACGTCAAGATGCCGATCAGCATTGAACAGAAAAAAGAATTCAACAAGCAGGGCTTCAAAGTAGTCGATGCCAAGTTTGACCCATCACCAGCTGCACCCAAAGAAGAAGAAGAAAAACCAAAGCGCAAAACTAGAGCTAAAAAAGCCTAATGTCATATTTACCAATTGACCTCATGACCAGTGAACGCCGAGCATACAGACGCTTAAAAGTTGACCAGGAGGATGCTAGCTATGTCATAGGCACTCAATTCAGAATTAGTGTTCCGCTTACTATTACTAATGCCGCACCTGTTACACTAAGATTCACAAGTCCGATTGATTTTGAGTTGATTTCTCAAACATTATCGACTCATCAAAGCGGAATTACTTTGGAAGCATATCGAGACATTCAAGGCACTGAGACAGGAATATTTGACGTTCCAATTCCAATATATAAAAATAACTTTCAATCTACAGTTATTGACTATACTGGTCAGGTTGCCATTGAAGCTGGCGGAGGGTTTACGCCTGATGTCGGGCAAACCTCAGTGGAAACATTAAACGTATTATCAGCATCAGCCACAGCGCAGAAGTCTAGCGTAGAATTAGACGCACAAGGTAAGCGAGGGTTAGCGGCTGGCATATATTATTTATACTTTTCAAAGCTTGGTAGCGCTGGTGACTCACTCGGTGTCTATACTTTAATTTTTAACGAGAGACCATAATGGCACAAAATTTAGTAATACCTAACAAAGATAACAAGGTCGTTTTTGTATTTACCGGCATCGACCTAACCCAATCAACTGATATTGTGGTTGAGTTTGGCGCAGAGTCATACAGTACCACTTTAAACCCGACGCTGGTAATCGTATCAAGTGCAACCGAGTTAAGCTTAGACTTATCAGGCACCGCCGAAGTTGGCAAGGTGTTTGCAACGGTTACATACAACGACGGCGCAAGCGTTAACGGGACCGACATCACCAGCCAAGAACTCGGCAACTCTGAAAAGATTGTCATTGCCATTGGCACACAGTTAGTTATTGAAGACGGCTCGATTGTCGCAGACGCTAACAGCTTTGCTACTGATGCAGAATTTAAAGCGTATTCCAACATTAGAAACTTCGACGTACCGGCAACACAGCCAGACAGAGAGGCGCTATTAGTGTTGGCTATGGATTACTTGTTTAGTAAAGAGCAAGAGTTCAAAGGTGGCCGTGTTAGCGCCGATCAAGAATTACCATACCCAAGACTAGGCGTGTGTGCCAATGGTTTCAATATACCATCTGATGCAATACCGCAAAGCCTCAAAAAAGCACAGATGGAACTTGCAGCACAGGCAAACGAATCAAGCTTACTTATCAGTGGTACAGTTCAAAACCTCGCCTCGTTTAACGTTGACGGTGTTTATTCTGAGTCGTATTTCAGCGGCGGCAACTGGGAGCAGGTCAGAACGGATCGCGCTGATGCTTATCTCAACTCACTGTTAGTTAATAACGGTTCTAGTAATTTAATGGTGAGAGTATAATGGCAACTAAAATAGTAATACTCGGCAAAGCTGGGGTAGCACTAAACGGCAAGAATGCTTTTATTGAGGTTGACGGCGTACTGATGACAGGACAAATGAAATTAGATGTTAAATTCCCGCTCAATGATGTTTCAACGGCTACAGTCACAATGATTTTACCCGAAATAGAATACAGGGGCGAGTAATGAGCGCAGCAAGCATACAGGCGAAGGTTAAAAGAGGGTTAGCTAAGGCTATCAAGGCCACTGGCTCGCCTTCAAGCTTAAAGGCTTATCTGGTTAATACGGTAACAACTAGCGGATCGCCTTTGTCACCTGGCACCACCACAAGCACGAATGTGTTGCTAACTAATGCGGTTTTTAAATCATACGACGCTAAATTGTTTGGCGGTGCTATGTTGGCGTCTGATCGCGCTTTGGTATGTGATAATGTCACATCTATAAAACAGGGTGATACAATACAAGAAGGTACGGCGTTATACATCGTCGTAGCTGTAGACATCAAAGCGCCGACATCTGACGTACTAGCTTACATACTGCA